CGGCAGAAGCCGAATTATTTGATATTGCTTTACCGCCTGTATTTAGTGTTCCAACATCGTTACCAACAAGGGCTAATTTAGTGGATAGCGTGGGAACGCAACTACAAATTGATACCGGACAAGCAGTAAACAATGGTAATAATGTAAATTTAGTTTTAACAGGAACTCCTGTTTTGACGGCAAATGAACAGTATCATCTATTTACCGAAGCAGGTCATTATTTAGGAAGAACAACAAGTCAGACGTATAGCAGTAGCACTGTTGTTATGGAAAGATTATTTTTGTTTGATAAATTACAAACCGCAACCGCAAGTGGAAAAGCCATCAATCCTATGAGAAATGTTCAATATGCTGAAGTCGGAGATGAATCTTTAATTCGCACAGATGGAAATACTCACAAGTCTGAAGTGCTTAAGTCAATATCTAGGTTACAAGAAAGAAATACATACGCCCAAACACTTCCTGTATTTTTAGATAGATATGATATTGAAGATGGAGGGCAAGCCTCTGTTAGTGCAGGTATGACTTCTTCAATGATTGTTGACCATGCTCCTTTACTAAATAACTTTCATGCTGAAAGTAATGTAAGTGCTACACACCCTCATAAATTAATGCTAGGAAGAAAATCGCAACAAGGGTTCGCTCATTATACAGGAAGTGGTAAGGTTTCCAAAGACGGGGAAACACCATTTCAAGCAGATGGAGCATACATGTTATTCAAACCGTATTTATTATTTACAACGCAGGATGGAACTAATATGTTTACAGGTTCTCATACTGTAAAAGCAGTGGGAGATAGCACTAACTGTAAAAAATACTCATTTACAGTTAATCCTGATGGTTCGGGAGGCCAACTTAAAAACATATGGCTTAATTTTGCGCCTAATCTAACAGGCTGTTATCTAGTTAGTTTTAGTGGAAAGGCTTATGGACAAAACGCTAGTAACGAAGATGATTTTGAAAGCACTGATTCAGCAGCAGGTGAAAAATCATTAAGAGGAACGGGTGAATCCATCCCACAAAGAATACATTATGTTATTTCACATACAATCACAAGAACGGCTACTGATACTAGGCACGAAATAGTAATAGATAATGCTGCATCTGTTAGTAGTGCGTATAAAATCATGAGAGTTGCAGAAAATACATTTTATAATTTTAGTCCTAAGACTATCAAGACATACTGTTTGTCACCAACATTTACAAAGAAGCCATATGATGAGGAATGTTACTCTGAAATCAAATCCTATAAATACAGAAATACGAAAGGACCGAAAACAGAAACTGAAGATAGAGGAAATGGTAGTAAAACTTATGAAAATACAGGTCACGGTGAAGGAGTATTATCAATGTATATTATTGCCGACCCAAGCAATAAAGGCAGTGGTTCGCACTTAGTATATAGAAATCAAACTGATATTAGCGGCCTACTAGACAATGGAGATAATTTTACTGCGGGAATGACAGATGGCGAAAATAAATTAAAAACTGATATTAACGTAGTTTCTATTTCTAGTTTCAATACTCATCAATTAACATTTACTAAAATGGCAGAGATGGTTGGAGCAGTTTCAATAGGAGAAATATTTTCATTAAAAATACTTGAAAATATAAAAGGTGATTATGATATCGCAACAATAGGTTGCGGTGCAAATGTTTGTTTTGAGACTGATGACTTACTTAATGATATATTTGAAGATGAAGGATTAGAATTCACCAAACAAAATTTAACGGAATATCCTGTGTTTGTTTCTCCTGAGTTTAGGGGAGTTAGTTTATTAACTGCTGCAAATTCATTACTTAGCCGAAAAGATAGAAGAATATCATATGACAAAAAATTTATTCTTAGAGATAACAATTCAGCACTAAATAGACCTAAAATAAAAATTTCTGATAGAGACTCAAAATATAATATCAGAAGTGTAAAAAACGGAAAAAAATTATTTGACAGTTTTAATGAAGTTATTGTGTATGGAAGAAACATAAAATCTGTTCGTAAAGATATTAGAAGCATAAAGGAAAATGGCAAAAAGACTTTAGAAATTACAGATGAAGACATATATACTCAAGAAGAAGCCGATATAAGAGCAAGTAATTTACTAAAAGTGCATAGTAAAATAGGAGAAACAATTGAAGTTGAAGTCAGTGGAAGAGGACTATTTGTTTTGAAGCCGGGTGATGTAATAGAATTAGAAGGCTCATTCTTATTAGCAGAAACAAACAAAAGACGTGGCGAATTTATTATAGTCGAAAAAGAATATTCTATAACAGGATTGACTAAACTAAAATTAGGAGAAAATAATAAGGGCTTAGAAGATAGATTTGGTGAATTGCTTCTAGAAAATAAAAATATTAGAGGATTAAGAAGAACTAAAACCTTCAAGGAGCCAAGTAAATCATCTGATTTCTTTGAAGAAATTAAAATCAAGCCGATTAGAATTAAGGTAAGAAAGAGAACAACAAGTGGCACTGCGTTTACATTAGGTTTCTCCACACCGTTAAATACTGCTGCCGCTACAATGGGATTCACGGCAGGCACTACTATTGTCTATTCTGATTTGTTGGAGGAACAATTATGATTACAGATGCAGCAAAGTCTATTTTAGCACAACATTTAGTTAGCACTTTTACTAGAGGAAATGTAGGAACAGGTGGGGATGGCTCAAGTCCTTCTCAAACTACTTTAGATGTTCCTTTATTGGGAGGTTCCGGTGCGGCACATGGCGTATCTATTTCATCGGTAAAATCGGGAGAGAACGTAGTTGATTTCAAAATAACTATTCAAGGAAGTGATTCTAATATTACACAAAGGACTCTAAGAGAAATTTGCATAACTGATGAAACATCAGACAACAATCTTTTGTTAAGAATACCATTTGAAGGAATAGGCCCGTTTAGTGCAAGTGAAGAAATAGAATTTTTTATAGCAGTCGAGGTTGATTAATATGGCAGATAATGAATACATAAATAGTGGATATATAACAAAAATGGGAGATAATCTTACGCATCAAGGTTCAGCAGGACAACCGGTTGATGGAGTTGATTTTCCACATTCCGGTCTAATTAAAGCATTAAACGCTATGGCTACAACAGGCTATGCAGGTTTAACTGCTAGTGTAGGAACAGGTTCTAAAAACTTCAATATGCAAATGAATGATTCATCGGGTCTAACTGTAATTACAGTTAGAACAGGTAAAGTAATTAGAGGCGGAGTTTTAATGAATGCAACTACTGAAGCAACAATTACAGAAATAATTCATAGTGGTAGTATGACTGATACTTCTATTCAATTTCAAGAAGTAACTGCTGATTCTTCCGGTGCTAATCGCTATCATCTTATTGTAGTTGATTCAACAAACGCAGTTAAAATCAGACAATCTCCCGGTGTGGATAAAGTAGCAGATTTAAATGACGGAGATATTCCTATTGCAGTATTAAGAATGCAAAGGGGAGAAGCAAAGGCAACAAGACATATTCAGTATCTAACAAGTTCTGCAACAGATGGAATAGGTTTAGATATTGATGGATATTCTGCATTAGGTGGCACAGGACTACATCAAACAGAAGACCATTTTGTATTTTCAGATAATGGGACTGAAAAGAAAATTAGTTTTACTAATTTAGAAGACGCAATATTTGGAAACGTTTCAGGAGATATAGCAATAGCGGCGGGTGGAGCAGCAACTATACAAGCAAATAGTGTTACATTAGGAACAGATACTGTTGGAAATTATATGACAGATGTTTCTGCCGGAACAGGAATAGATGTAACACATACTCCGGCTGAAGGTTCAACTGCTACTATTGCAGTTGATGTTTCAGATTTTATGACTAATGGTGCTAATAATAGAGTAGTTACGGCTACCGGCACAGATGGAATGAATGCTGAAGCAAACGCTACTTTTGATGGTTCCACATTAGCAGTTACAGGCGCAATAACCGCTTCAACAACAATAACTGCTACTACTACTTTAACGGGTGCTAATACTATCGGTCAAGCGTCTTTAACCACACAAGGACTAATGTTTCAAGTTCCCGAAGCGTTAGACCAAACTACAACCGGTCAAGTTACAATGTCAGGAGTAAATAGCATTGTTTATGTTTTTGATATTAGTAATGCACCTTCAGCAAGTCCTCCCGGAAATAGTAATATTGTTGAATTACCCGACCCTATTACTGTTAATCATGCAGTATTTACAATTCGTAATGTGGGTTCAAATCCAATTGATATTACTATTCAAGGAGGTCATCCTTTTGATGGAGGGTTAACTACACATGCTTTAGTTACTACTGCCACTCAAATTGATTTACCTGTTGGACAACATGTTACTGTTCAAGCAGTTACAGATAGTGTAGTTCCACTTCAAACAGGCTATTACATTATAGGAAACTGATAATAGGGACTTTAACGAAACCGATTATCAGAATTCAAAAAGCCAAAAAAAATGGAGGGGAAGCCGTTAAGCCTCCCCTCCAAGTTTTGTTTTGTTAGACCAAATGCCTTTACAACTACGACATTCCCATAATTTTATTTGTTCGCTAGAACCTAAATAAAAACCAGAAATTCTTTTAGCAATAGTTGATTCTCCACAAAAAATACATTTTTGTTTTAAAGTCATCTTTGACCGCCTTTATCATTTCGCATTAATCTTCTCATGTAATCTTCAACGCTTTCATCAGTAATATTACTACCACCAAAAGCAGCAAAGAACAACAAAAGAAGAACAATAACGAAAACAATTAGGCCAAACCATTCCCAACCGTTCATTACCAATTCACCTCCAAGTCTTTATGTTCTGATTGTTCTAATGAAAAAGCCTTCACTATTCCATTATCTTTACCATATTTCCACAAATCATATACTAACTGTGTATCTTTCATACAATAATCCACCACTTCATCAAATTTACCCATTTTCCACAATTTAGGCGCATCAGCACTATCCATTAATTTAGAATCATTCATAGTGCATTTTACTAAATTCTTGAGTTGAAATCTTTCTCCATGTTCTTTCAATAATATTTTGCTAGTATCAATATACTTCTTTTCAGATAAGTATTTTCTAACACAATAAATATCTAAAGAATCTCTAAGAATAGGTAAATCAAATGCTGCTATATTATGCCCTAGCAAAACTCCACCTTTCTGTAAATGGTCATCTAAGTCATACTTTAATTGTCTAAGGCTTTTGATAGTGTGGCCGGATTTAGCAAAGTTATCAACAGGCTCATCAACATAAACCGTTCCGTTATTGCCATCCCATGTAGCGACTGTTGATACTTGAAACATATGGGTATTACCAAAGCCGCCTATTTCATGCGACATATTTTTTGTTTCAATATCTAATGCTAATACAGACATATTATCATTCCTTATTAGACCAAAGTTTGCTAATCTTTTCTTCTTCCTTGTTTACCGGTTCCGGTGCATCAAGTCTTCTTTTCAAGAAACAGACTATTTGAGAACCTGCGACAATTAGTTGAGAACAACATTCCCAACCATCATCACCATAGGTATTCAAAGTTTCAATGATTACCTTTGGTCCTTTTGCTACTTCAAAAACTAAATATGTGTTTTCCCACTTCATTATTCCTCAACCTCTTTCTTTCTTATGTAATTGCTGCGACCATGCTTCTCTTCTTCAAAATTGTGCTTAATGTGATTATACTGCCTATACACCTGTGCCTGTGATTTTTTAAGTTTCTTCATCACTTCTTTGAGATATGCCGCTTTGTTTACTAAACCATCTTTGGAAGTTGCCGCCATTTTATCAAACACTTGAGTAAATACATCTTCTTGTGCATCAATCGCTTGGCCCCTTCTCTTAACTCTTAGGCTTCGTTCTAACCAATCCACAAGTGTCATATAACTGTGTCGCACGATGGTAGCCGCTTGTCTAACATTCAAACCCGTAACAATAAATCGCTTATCCTTATCCTTAATTGAAGGAGCAGAAGCAATTGAACAAAGAACCGACATCTTGTATAATATCTTCATTAGTCTAGTAGTGAAGTTACCTGCAATCTTAGCCACATCTTTTCTAGTATTCATGAGATAATTTCTCATACTGTTGTATTCTAGTGCTAATACTTGATTGAAGTCTTTAGTGTAACTAATAGTTTTAAGAGGGTCGCCGCCTACTTCATTGAATCTTTCTCTTGTTAATTCATAAAGAGAAAATAGAGCCTCTGCGAATCTATCAATTGGTTGATTTACTTCTTCGACTGTTCCTGCTTTTTCTATTTGCTTAAGTCTCATTTGATGCTGAATAAATTCGGGGACTTCCCAAACATACAATAACATTCTCTGTAATACACCTTTTTGAGCCATAACATCATTCAAGTTACTTGGAGGGTAAGTCATAGCCAATACTGAACGTTCACAGTAACACTCCATTACTTTACCACTGTATTCTCTAAGAGCCTTAGATATAATCCAAGATTCACCTGCTAAAGAATTCATCAATGTGTTTAGATATACAATTGCATTTTCTTTATGTGCGCTAGTTGAGAATATACCGGAGTATTCAAATTCATCCCAATGGGCTAATCCATTACCTTCTAAGATACCGGGTCTTCTTTCTTGTTCCCATTGTGGAAGAAGATTACCAACTTCATCTTTCTGTTGAACGCTTTCATACCCACCAATAAGAACCGCATCTGTATAATCAGTTACACCAAATGTATCAAATATTCTTGGCATGGGCATGGGTAAATTGTTTTCATCAGTTGTCAAGAACGGAGGGTGCTTGCCTCTTTTATTGATTAATTCAAAGGTCTTATTAGCAACCGGTCCAACGAAATTCCATAGTGTTGATTTACCCGTTCCACTTGTTTGAACCCAACAAAAATGTATTCTTGTATCTTCATGATTTCTTCCATTGGGGATAATAACGAAATCTTTTACAACCTGTCCTAAGATATTAAAGAATGAAATGCCCGCAGGAATATCGTTATAATGCGATACTTCTATTGCTGATTTCTGAAACTCTCTAACTACTGCCGGAAGTGCTTCACTAAATGCTGCTGCATTCATATTTAGCGTTTCTTCGTAATTCTCCCATTCATCCACATCCTCATACAGGATGTTTGCCTTTTCTTCGTCTGTCATATTATTATTCATATTTTCACCTTCTCTTCTGAATTTAAGGTGGAGATTATTCTTTTGGCTAAGGTTTCTCCAATACCTTCAATGGCTTGTAATTCAAATGTTGAACACTCGCCTATTTCCATAATAGAGCCGAATTTATTTACTAATTCTTTTGCTTTTTTAATTGATACGCCTTTTATGCTACTTAACAAATCTATTCTTAAATCATCTGTTGTAATTCTTTTAAACAATTGTGGTGCTATTGTGTCTCTTGTTATTGGTTTCATTTTACTTACTGCGGTTATTATTAATGCTGCTTCTTCTTCTGTCTGAACCCAAAAGGGCTTTATGTCTGTATCTAATACAATTCTTCCTATTGCACCTAGAAACTTATTGTTTAACATAATTGTTCTAGTTGAAATAGGCATTTTACTAGGAGAATGCTGAATTACATTTAGAATGGCTTCCTGCATATCTCCATAGATAATTACAACATTTGTATTGTAATGTCTATCCATGTTATCTAATTGAGTCCAAAGTCTCTTTGTCATTACTGAACCTAAGAAATCTGTTGTTGATTTGGCTTCAAAACAAACATCATCAAAAACATAGTCTCCTACCTCAATCCATTTTTTATCATAAGGTATTCTTATTGCTTCCGCTTTTTGAATTACCAACTTAGATAGTTTGGAATTTTCTCTTGAATCAATTACTAACATTACTCTTCCTCCTGTAATCTATACAATCGGCACAAGTATTTTTGTTTCCTAAAAAATTTTCCATTAATAAAAAAACTCTCCTGAAGATTTTTTCTTTTAGCCACCCAACCAAAATTTTGTGCTATGTT